ATGGATGGCAGCCCAGGCGCTGAACGGTGCCGCCGTGACTATCGCTGGCGACGGCTTCCCGTCCGTGGTTGTTGACTTCGGTCGCGACTCGTCCCTGAGCGTTGCCCTGAGCGGCGGCGCACGGTGGGGCCAGACCGGCGTCATCCCCTCGGCCTCGATCGAGACCTGGGGCCACCTGATGCTCAAGAAGTCGGGCGGAGTTGCCCAGGACATCGTCTTTACGACGACCCCCTGGGAACTGTTCATCCAGGATCCGGTGGTCAAGCAGACCATCTGGTATCCGGGCAATGGCGGCGCGGGCAACACGATCAACGTCGGCGCGCAGATCCAGCGCGGGGCACAGTACAAGGGCCGCTGGGGCCAGTACAACCTCTGGGTCTACAACGACTGGTACGTCGATCCGACGTCCAACGTCGAAACCCCGATGCTGGCTGATGGCACGGTCATCATGTCCGGCCCCGACCTGCTGGGCACTCGTGCGTTTGGCCAGATCCTCGATCCGGCCTTCAACTACGAAGCGCTGCCCTACGCGCCGAAGACGTGGGTCGAGCAGGATCCGGCCCAGCGCATCATCCTGATGCAGTCCTCGCCCATCGTCATCCCCTCGCGCGTCAACGCCTCGCTGTCCGCGAGCGTTTGCGATGCTGTGGTGAGCTGATGGCGACGCCGAAGCTGGTTTCGGCGATCGTCGCCCCGGGCCGCACCGTGTATGCCGAAACTGAGGCATACAAGGCCTGGGACGCCGATTCGAAGCGCGAGATTGACGTTGTCAAGGCGCGCAACCCAAAGGGCCCTGGCGAGTCGGTGTCCCTCCCCGAGCCGGAAGTCGCGCGCCTTCGTGCGCTCGGCTTTCTGCTTGCGGACGGTGCCGTCGCCGTCGTCAAGGATGGCCCCGCCATCCAGACCGACGAAGGGCCCACGGTCAGCGCTGACAAGGCGAAGTAATGATCGACTGGGACCGCCTGGTCCTGGCACCCCTCGATGGGGTGTTCGGAGAGCCGATCAGTTATAAGCCGGCGGCCGGGTGGACCACTGAAGCGACCATTCGGGGCATTTTCGACAGCGCATATCTTAAAGATGTGATGTTCGACGATGGCTCGACTGGCGTGACGGAGGTTCATGCGGTGCTTGGCGTGCGGCTCTGCGAGTTTATCTTTCCCCCCGCGCAGAACGATCATTTGCTCGTTCCTCGCACGGGCGCCTATTACGTGGTCAAAGACGTGCGTCCCGACGGCCATGGGTCTGCCAAGCTGATCCTGTCTAAAGCGAGCCAATGGTGACGACATCCGCCGAGATTCGGACGGTGTTCGTCACTGCCCTCAAGGGTGCGACGGACGCTGGTCAGGCTGTGTATTCGCCATTTGACTGGCCGACGCAGACCGATTCTTACCCGTTGATCATCGTGCGTGCCCAAAAGGAGCGCAAGGAGTCGATGGGTAAAGCAGCGCCGTTGTTCACGGTGACGACAACGGTCGAAATTGTGGCGCGCACTAAGTCGCCGGCGCTGGCTGGCGACGCCGGATCTGCGGTTGCTCTTGCTGCTATCGAGGCATTGAAAGGTCAGATCGAGGTCGCCTTGATCAACAACCCGGCAGTCTGGGTCGATCCGCTGGATTCCAGCGGTGGAAGCCGGATCCAGCAGTTCGCCTCGGTCGACTCTGAAATTACGACGAGCTCCGAGGGCGAGATGCCGATGGCTGAGCTTTTGATGCACATCGATGTCGAGTTTGTCCAGGGACCAGACGATTTTTACCCCATACCGTCGAATCCGATCGCCGGTTTCGATGCTGGTGTCGTAATGCCCGACGGGACGGTCGAGCCCGGATTCTCTATCACTTTTTAAGGAGCGCCCCATGCGCGTCAAACCTGCACCCGGACTCAGCGTGAGGAACCCGGAAACGAAACTATTGCTGCCGCCCGAAGGGATCGATGTTCCTGACGACAGCATCCTGTGGAATCACCTTCTTAACGACGGGGACGTTGTGCGTGTTGTCGTCTCCACCTATGGAGCAGACGCAAAATGAGCACCATTCCTTTCAAGACCATCCCCGCCGGCTTGCGTCTGCCCGGCGCCTACGCCGAGCTGGACAACAGCCAGGCAAACACGGCGACCCAGAACCAGCGCACGCTGATCATCGGCCAGATTACGTCGGCCGGTATCGCCACGCCCAACGTTCCGCTGATTTCCGGCGGCGCGGGCGACGCGGCGGTGCAGGGTGGTGCCAACTCCATGCTGGCGCTGCTGACAGCGGCGTATCGCCTGAACGACAGTTTTGGTGAGGTCTGGTATTTGCCGCTCGCTGACGATCCGTCCGCAGTTGCTGCGACTGGTTCAATTGTCTTCACGGCGGCTCCGACCGCTGCCGGCACGATCAACCTGTACCTCGCCGGCAACAAAATTGCCGTCCCGGTAACGGCGGCGGAAACAGTCGCTGCCATCGCCACCGCGGTCGCTGCCGCGATTAACGCCTTGAATACTCTACCGGTCACCGCAACCGCGTCGACGGGCACGGTCACGCTGACGGCGGTCAACAAGGGACTGGTCGGCAACGACATCGACATCCGGTTCAACTACCAAGGCACGGCAGGCGGTGAATCCACCCCGACTGGCCTGACGTACACGATCACGGCGATGGCGAGCGGCGCGACCAACCCGACGCTCACGACCGCCCTGGGCAACCTGGGCAATACGGCGTTCGACTTCATCGTCTCGCCCTACACCGACACCACGTCCCTGGATGCGGTCAAGCAACTGCTCAACGACTCGACGGGTCGATGGAGCTGGGTATCGCAGCTCTACGGGCACGTGTTCACGGCCTACCGTGGGACGTTCTCTGGCCAGACCACGCTCGGCCTCGCACGCAACAACCAGCACGAAACGGTCCTCGGCTTCAACGACAGCCCGTCGCTCGCCTACGTGTGGGCAGCCGCTCTAACCGCTCAGGTTGCGGTGAGCGTGCGCGCCGATCCGGGCATTCCGCTGCAGTACGTCCCGCTGTATGGCGTGCTGGCGCCACCGGCTCAGTCCCAGTTCGGCCCGAGCTTGCGCGAAACGCTGCTTTACGACGGAATCTCGACGTTCCTGGTGCAACAGGACGGAACGGTCATCACCGAGAACATCATCACGACCTACCAGAAGAACCCGGCGGGCGCTGCGGACAATTCGTATCTGGAAGTCGAGACGATGTACCAGCTCATGCTGGAAATCCGCACGCTTAACTCGATGCTGCTCTCGAAGTACGCGCGCAACAAGCTCGCCAGCAACGGATCGCGGCCTCCGGCCAATTCCGGGCTGATCACGCCAAACCTGATCAAGGCGGACATCATCGCCCTGTACCAGGAACGCGAGGCGGCAGGATATGTCCAGAACAGCGCAGCGTTCGCCGCCGCCCTGGTCGTGAACAAAAACACCACCAACCCGAACCGCGTCGATATTCTCTGGCCCGGCACGCCGGTCAACCAGATGCGCACCTTTGCGACCCTGATCCAGTTCCGTCTCCAGTAACCCCGTAGTAAATCGTTTGAACCTGAAGGCCGCCTGCGGGCGGTCTTTTTTATGGAGCTCCAAAAATGAGCAGCAATCTTATTGCGGGCGTTGCGCAAGTCACCGTGGACGGTACGACATATCAGCTCGAGGGGGACCTGAAGTATTCCCCGTCGACCGTCAAGCGCGAGGCATTACTGGGGATGGACGGCTTTCACGGCTGGAAAGAAACCCCGGTCACCGGTTCGATCACCATGTCTCTGCGTGATGCGGGAAGCCTCTCGGTCGGATCTTTCAACTCAATCCGAAATTCGACCATCGTGCTGCAGCTCGCCAACGGCAAGATCGTGGTCGGTCGCAACATGGGCCATGTCGATACGCTCGAAGTGGACTCGGCTGATGCCAAGTTCGAAGTGAAGTTCGAGGGCCCCCAGGTCTCTGAACAGACGGTGAGCTGATGAAAGCCGTTCCTGACGAGCTCGAAATCACGCTGTCCAAGACGATCACGCTGGGCAGCGATGCAGAGGCGACGGAGTACTCGGTCATTCGGTTGAAGGAGCCGACGGTTGATCAGCTCAGCCAGTTCATTCGCAAGACCACGAGCGATAACGCGGTCGACGCGATGAAATTCCTGATTTCCGTCGTTTCTGGCGTTCCGCTCCCGGTGCTGGCCAAGATCGGTGTGCGTGATTTTTACAAGGCGCAGGAGTACATGATCGCCTTTATCACGCCGCCGGCCGAGGACGACCCCGAGGGAAACGTGGCGGGCTCCCACTAAATTGGGAGCAGCTCGTCCGAGTGACTGAGAAATTCTGGGGCTGGCAGCCGAGCGAGACCAAGCGCTTGACCTGGGGCGAAGTATTGAATTACCTGCAGCACGCGAAACTCATCAAGGGCACGAAAAATGGATAACGAATTTCTGATCCGAATTCGTGCCGATGATGCTGCGACCGCCACGATCAAAAAGATCGAAGCGGCGTTTTCGCGGGTAACGGGACCGATTGAAAAGGCTCAGGGCCGCGTGAGCAAGTTGGGCGCGATCGGCCGGGCGGGCATGGAAAACCTCAGCCGGGGGTTAAGCCGCGTGAGCAATGCTGCGCGCACGGCTGCCGATAGCCTTTCCTCGATGGTGCCGGGCATGGCTGCGCTGACGGGGGCTGCATCTATTGCTGGCATCGTGGCGCTGACTGCCCGGTTCTCGAACATGGGTTTCAACCTGAACAAGTCCTCCGGACTTATCGGCGAATCCCGTCAAAGCCTTCAGGCCTGGCATATTGCCGCAAGTCGGGCGGGCGTCTCAGCCGAAGAGATGGATGCGGGCATGGTCGGCATGCAAGCGGCAATTCGCGGTGCGGCTCAAGGGTCAAACCC